GCCACCTTGAGGTTGTAGTACAGGTCTTGGAGCTTGTCGAACGACACCTCGCGCAGCTTCTCAGGGACCCAGCGCCATGTACGCTCCGTCATGGCGTGCCCCGATGCGAAGTACGCCAAGCCCATCTTCTCCGCCTGCAGGCCGATACCCATCGTGGGGAACCCGACGCCGCAGATGCCATCCACCAAGAGGTCTATGAGGGAGAACTCCAGGCGCGGTGACTCTTCGTCTTGAAACTCCGCGCCTATGAGCGAGGGGTTCAGTTCGTCGCTCACAGTGCAGCCCCCCATACGATGCCGAACTTGTCAGCCCCGTTGGAGAGCGTTACTGTTAGACCGCCCTGGAAACGAACACCGTAAGAGCCGAAGTCCGTACCTGCAGACGGTGCTGTCCAGCGCGCTGTGGCGCCGGTGCCGATGGCTGAAGCCTCACGCACTGTGACCGTACCTGACGCGGTACCCTGCGGGATGATTGCAAGGAGGCGAGCGTTGCTCGCAGAAATAAGAACCTCCGTTGCGCCCGTTACGAGCTGGAGGTTGTACGCCGGTTGCAGCATGGGGTGCTCCTGTTAGAGTTCGCAAGATTCTATCCGACTCGCTTAGATCAAAGCAACTAAGCTGTCAAGTGCGAGCCTCCAAGCTGGCGCAACTGCGTGCTGAGCTTGTCCTTCCACGACTTCTGGTGCGCCTGCTCCTTCACCTTCGGAGCTGCGACCGACGTGGCGAGGCGCGTGAGGTGCGCTGCCGCGTCCACTTGGTCGTCGTGCTTACCTCCACCCTGGAACCGCAGCAGCTCACCCTTAAACTCTGTGTACCAGGGTGCGCGACAGGGGAACTGAACCTTCCCCTGCTGCATACGACCTCTGAGGGGCTGGGCTCTCACACGCTTGTCTGTCAGAGGCACAATCACTTCGTACGACGGGTAGAACTTCTTCGTCTCACACGCCTTGTCAAAATTCGCCTTGATCGCCTTCCAGATCTGGCCGTCCTCGACCGCAATCTGGTCCGCCCCGTGCATCTGCGCGTAGGTCACTATCGCTGTGCCCAGCTCTATACCGTCGTCTGTCTTAAACCGCCACACGTCGAGGATATACAGCGTGTCGTACTCGTCTAGCAGGCCCGTAATCCCCACGGTCCAGTCACTACTCTGCTTCTCCGTGATGGCGAAGTCCCAAGCCTGCAGCACGACGCGCCCGTGGCGCTTGGGCGCGTGCGTGTACTCCACGAACATGTCCTTGGTGAAGAACACCCCGCCCTCTGGCGTCGGATTCTGCTGGTAGAGCGCTTCCCACCAGCGCTGCTGGCCCAGGGCGTAGTAATTCGCCTTGCGCTTTCTCAGAGACTCCAGTGTGTAGCGCGAGGGGTGTAGCGCTGTGTTGTGCGGGCGCGTGAGTCGTGCACCCTTCGGCACGGGGGCTCCGGGAGGTATCTGCACGATGGCGTCGTCCTCAAGGATGTACTCGTCTCCCGTCTCGTTGATGGCAGGGTAACTGATGATCTCGAACTTGTCCCCGTCACCCGTCGCCATCACCTGCTTCACCCGACCCGCCCAGTCATCTTCATTCCAGGTGGTCATGATCCCCAGCACTCCGCCCCCAGGAGCTAAGCGCGTGAGGGCGGTGGACATATACCACTCCCACGTGGCATCGCGGATGACTTGAGAGTCCGCCGCCTCGGCGTCCTTAACTACGTCATCGAGCAGGAGAATGTGGCACCCTCGGCCCGTGATCATCGTACCCACACCCGCAGCCAAATACCCTCCCCCGGACATCGTGTTCCAGTTCTCCACACTCTGACTAGACGTGTCGAGCTTCATGTCTGGAAACACAGCTTGATAGCTCGGGTCGCGCACAAGGTCGCGCACGTAACGACTAAAACTCAGCGCGAGTGACTGCGAACCTGACGCTGCGATGATTTCCCAGTCCGGGTGCTTGCCCATGACCCAAGGAGCGAAGTGGCGAGAACCAATTTCACTCTTCCCATGACGCACAGGAACGTTCAGCATCAGCCGAGGCTCCAGACCATCCTCAACCTGCTTCAAAAACCGCTCCAGGCGCCTGCAAATGTCCTCGTGGACCCATCCGGCCATGTACTTCGGCCTAAACCGCTGAATAAACGGCAACAAGCGGCGGCGGGCCAGCGTGCGTGCCGCCAACTCCTGCATCGTCGGGTTCGTAGGGTCTATTTCTGCGTCCACATGGACGAAGCCCGAGGCAGGTTCCTGGTCGTTCTGAGGGGCTACGTGCGGGGTAGGTTCCACCCCGAGCTTTTTAGGCCGTCCTGGAGGGTTTTTGGCCGCTTGCGGGGCTGTGCAGGCCGACATGCACTCTGAACACGTTGTGGCGGTGAGACTGGGGAACAACGTCGGTGACTTCTTCTCCCCGCAAACGACGCAAACGAAGGGTGCAGGCTTGGCAGACGCGCTAGTTGATGGTTTTACTCTCGACATCAACCACATCCCCGCCGTTATTGATGAAAGCCAGCAAATCCTCGTCGCTCAAGGCTTCGAACTTCGATTTGAGGCGCTGCTGACCGATATTCAGGTTCACCGTCTTCACTTCAGGTGCGTAGTGACCCAAGATCTTGGCAACTTCGGTCCAACCCTTGATCACGTTGGCCGCGTCCCCTTGCATCCGTGCCATGGCAACACCGTCCATGATTCCGTCAATCACGTCCAGGCGCTTGATTTGCGTGAGGTCTGTCAACTTCTCGCGCGCTCGCTGAATTTCTTCCTTGACCGTGAGCGACAGCTCTGGCGCCTGAGCGTGCGGATACCCGGCAGCGATGGCTGAAGCATGGCGAGACTTTCCCGTCATCACTCCATCGACGTACTTCTGCTGTTGTGCGGTGGGTTTTCGTGCCATGTTTCGACTCCGTTAGATCACATTCTAGATGTTTAGACCTGCCGAGGTCTAGTGCTATGATTTTTATAGCGGTGTCTGTAAAAAATTTATAAATTTTTTGAGAAAACCGCTGAGAAAAAGAGACGGGGGTGGCTTGGGATTTCGTGCTACGAATTTAGGAGCGTAGTTCTGAGAAACGTAGCGCTACGAATTTAGGAGCGTAGTTCTGAGAAACGGAGAAACTTAGTCGCGCGCTAACCCCTCCCAGGGTGCTTAAAACCACCGCCCCACTTCGTTTTCGGTTCGCACCAGTACTTGGAGTCCCTAAACACCCAGGACGCAGCAAGCTGCTACCAATTCGAGTGTGTGATGTGTAGACGATGAACGGTTCGTCGTCTCGCAACTACCAGGAGTTCATCATGGCTACTAAGTCTCTTCCCACCACCGCCCAGTCCATCGCTTCGATGAGCGTCGCTGAAATCCAGGCCAAGGCTGCTGCTATTCGTGCAGCGCGCAAGAACCAAGCGCCTGGGTCCTCAGATGCGCCGCTCGGCGTGAAGCTGGGCTACAGCGCTGCGAACTTCATCAACGGTTTTGGCGTCATGCGCGATGCGTACAGCGTGCGTCGTGCGGAGCGCACAGGCTTGTGAATCAAAGGGCTTCGGCCCTTTGATTCGAACCGTCAATCTATGAGGAGCGGAGAACCCAAATGAGCGCTATCACAACCCTGTCTCTGTACAACGCCTTTCGCGCCATCGGCGTCAAGCCCGCGCGTGCGTGGAAGCTCGCCACATTGGCGCAACGTGTCTAAGCATCTCGGACCTTCGCAGCAAGCTGCGTGGGTTCGAGTTTTTGTTGTGCAGTCGCTTTTGACTGTATCACTAGGAGCCCTGCCCCATGGACATCGAAATCACCCTGCGCAACGTTGACCCCATGCTCATCATGATGATGGCTGAGGCGCAGACACCCCAGGAGGTAGCTGAAGTCCAGCGTGAGATCGACGCTCAGGAGATCTTGGAAAAGATTGCCGAGTTCAAAGAGCGCTACGACTACAACCTCTAAGCCCTTCGAGCCGACGCAGCAAGCTGCGTTGGTTCGAGTTTTTCTTGTGCAGTCGCTTTTGACTGTTTTTTTTAGGAGCCTTTCATGTTTAACAAGTCTTTCAACCTTCCCGCCTTCATCTCCGACCTGCCTTCTCTCGAACTGCGCGGGCACGTCCTGCGCGCCGTCGTAGGCAGCATCAATGCAACGCTGATCGGCGCTGCAACAACTGCTGTACGCGGCCTTATCGAAGACGGATACGATGTCAACGAGCTAAGCGCCTCGGACGTAGCGGCTCTGCTGCACGGACCGGAGACCGGTGCTCAAGCGCCCGACGACTTCATTGCGGAGAACAAAGCGCTTTTTGCCTTCGGCAGCGTACTGCGTGAAAAGCTGGTGAAGATCGACGGGCGTGATGACGCCGGTTCTATCGTCAACACCTTGGGCTTTATGACCGGGCAACAGCGTTCGCGCAACGTCAGCCCTGCCGCGCTTGACGCACTCAAGGCTGCGGGCATCACCTTTACGGAAGATGAACTCAAGGCTGCGCGCGACGCACAGCGTTTGACGGACCAAGCTCGTGCTGATCACCGCGCCACTATCGTCGGCCCTATTGAGTGGTTCGTGGACAACGTGTTTGTCTGCCCGGTGGATGATGAGCTGGCCGACCCCGAGTTCAGCGCCTACGCAGCTCTGCCTGAAGAACGCCAGGAGATCTTGTGCAGCAAGACGCTCGCTGCGCTCAACAGCGCTGTATCTCGCGCCAAGCAAAACACGCTCTTTGGCGGCAAGGGGCTGGGCGTGAGCGACATCATCTTCGCCACCAAGGCCATCGCCGCCATGGCTGAAGGCATCGTGGCTGTACGCGAAGTTCCAAAGCCCGCAGCCGGCCCGACACCGGGCAAGGCCAAGCGCGTGCGCAAGCCTGCTACGGCTGCTACGGCTGAGCAACTGAACGCGCTGGTTGAGCACGCAGCGCACTGATCACGAAGGACGACACCCGTTGGGTGTCGTCCTTTTGTTGTTCAGACCAACGGGCTTCGCAACTGCGTTGCGAAGTGTGATGGACGACGCGCTACGCAACTGCGTTGCTCCGCGCGTCGGGGCGCAGTTCTATGGTGCTGATCTATGGTGCTTCGCGCGATGTAACAAAGTTACCAAGTATTTAGCAATTCATGTAACTCAAGGAGACCCAAATGTTCGGACTTGGACACGTCGATCTAATGCCTTTGTTCGCAGGACTTGTTTATGCGCTCGGCATTTTTAGTGTGTGGAGAAAGTTCAAGACACATCGCTACTTCGGTGCAGTCGCTGAGCTTTCAATTTTTGTTCTGTTGATGAAGTTGCATGGAGGCACGCTTGCAGGTGGTGTTGGTGCAACCATCGCCGCGTTGATCGTCGGCACATTTATTTCACCAACCAAGCGCACGTAAGTTGTCTATACAACCACGTGCGAAGCCCTAAAAACGACGTACAAGGTGCTGTGCATCTTCGCCAAAAGGCCGTTTTTTCGTGCTACAAATTTAGTAGCAACAAACCCAATACTGGCCTAATTGTCCAAGTTTTGGAGGGTTCCGTGCTATGCTTTTAATAGCTAAGAACGTAGCAACGACGCCATTTGCAAGACTTTTGACAAGTTGTATATACAGGGTCTACGACCCTCCGAAATAGTTTTACCTTCCCCTACATATATATTTTTTTTCTCTCTCTCTATTTTATTTATTTATTTAGAGATATAAAAATAATGGAGGAAAGGAGGAAATAGGCCCTTGTAAGAGCGAAAAACCTATCCTCCGAAGTCCCTCGAAAACAATCTCAATTGCCCCTGTTTTCACCATAAATTTTCGCTATTTCTCTAACGCATTCTGATGTGATCTAATGCGACCTCAGTTCCGAAGTCCTCAGAACTGAGTCCTCAACAAAAATTGGATGAAACCGATGGGCTCAATCTACTTCCTATCCAGCGATTTGACGATGTCCAAGTCCTTCTGGATCGACGCGAACAAAGACCTCCAACGCAGCTCATACCCCAACGTCAAGAACTTCACGAGCCACAAAGAAAACTGCCCCGACCTTCGCACTCTGTACTCAGCCCTTCGCTCCCACGCTACCGAGGGCCATTGCCTCATCAAAGGCAACTTGCACAAAACACTGAACAACGAACCTCGTGCTGGAGCTACCAAGGCTGACGACCTGACAGACTGGATCTGTCTGGATCTGGACGCAGCACCGTTTGAGTCCATCAAAGCGTTTATGAACTCAGAGCCTGCATTCAAAGATGTGAGTTACATCGTGCAGTATTCAGCGTCCTATGGAGTCATGGGCAACACTAAGCTCTCAGCGCATGTGTTCATGATGCTAAGTGCCAAGGTCTCAGCCACTACACTCAAAGCGTGGCTCATAGACCGCAACCTCTTGAACGTCAAACTACGAGCAGGTATCACCCTCACCAAGACGGCTGCGGCCCTGCACTGGCCCCTAGACGTAACAGCCTGCCAAAACGACAAGCTCTTGTACATCGCCCCACCGGACCTGAGAAAAGGTGTAACCTGTACCATCAAACCTGCCGAACGCATTCAATACATAGCAGGCAGCCATTTAACCCTTGATGTCAAGCACATCAAACCAACACGCAGTATCGAAGTCCTGAAGGGAGAAGCCCGTGATCTTCGCAACCATCTCCGCATTGAAGCGGGGCTCAAACCCATACGAGCCAGCACCAAGTGGGTCGGATCAGACGAAATCCAGGCCAAACCCGGTGAAGCCACGATCACGGGTATCCGTGAAGACCGTGGTTTTGTATATTTCAATTTCAATGGTGGCGACTCATGGGCTTATTACCATCCTGTCGGAAACTTCGAACTCATTCGAAATTTCAAGGATGAACCCTGTTACTTCACTCGTGAACTGGTACCGGACTATTACAGAGACAAGATCACCTCGACCAAAGCAGCCCAGGGACAACCTACAGAGGGTGGTGAATCAGTTCTTGCATTCCGTGACAAGCGGACAGCCACATATTGGAACGGCACCTGGAACCCAGCTACTCAGGTCTTAGAACTGCATCCTGCAAAGTCAGAGCTTCAACTCAATCATTGGATGCAAAACCACGGCCTAATGCCGTTTGACGTGATCCCAATCTGGGACATGCAGTTCAACCCACAGTCCGATGTGATCCTTGACGAAGAGAACCGGGTCATCAACACGTATGTGCCCAGCCCGTTCTATGCGGCTGACTTCTCAACCGAAGGATCTCTGGACAAATGCCCGCTCATCAAGCGCATCATGCTTCATGCTGTGAGCAACAACCTTGAGGACGAAACCTTTGAGCACTGGCTTAACTGGCTAGCTGTCATATTCCAGCACCGCGTCAAACCTAAAACTGCATGGCTGTTCTCGGGTACTGAGGGCACCGGTAAAGGGATGATGTTCAACAACATCCTTGCCCCACTGCTTGGACGTGACTACGTGCAATGTAAACGTGCCAGCGAACTAGAAGAGAAGTTCAACAGTTGGATGGAGCGCGCACTAATCGCCTTCATTGATGAGGTGGAGATTCCTACCTCCACACGCAAAGAGCTGATTTCCGCAGACCTTCGCAACTTCATCACCGAAGACTGGGTGACGATACGCGGTATGAACCGTGCAGCTACTCAGGTGCGCAACTACACAGGCATCGCATTCTCTACCAACAAGAGCGCGGCTGTAATGATCAGCGCCAACGACCGTCGCTACAACGTCGGTGCTCACCAGCCACAACGTCTCTTCTTGACACAAGAAGAAATCGACAAGCAGATTCCATCCGAGCTGCCCGCGTTCATGCAATACATCATGACGCGCAAAGCTGATCGTTCCAAGGCAGCACAAGCGCTAAAGAACGCGGCCCACGCTGAACTGGTTGAGAGTAACAAGACCAGTATCGACGTGCTTGTCGGCAACTTGGCTAATGGGGACTTGATGGCGCTATGGGACTCGGTGGTTGATCCACATATAACAACGACACTAAAAGCTGAGACCGCAGCATTCAGTTTCGAATACCACCGCATCTTGAAGCGGGAAATCATCGACACATCGTTGATCAAGAAACAGACCTACGCAAACAAACTGATCAAGAAACAAGACGTTTCCATAACGCACGAATCACGTCTATCGCGCGACGAGCTGCTAGTGATCTTTGAACACTGTGTGGGCAACATGCCTAAGACACCGAACAAATTCACCAGCTTGCTCAAGCATCGCAACGTGAAGACTGAACGTCTGTATATCGACGGTCGCATGCAGTATGGACTGAAAGTTGAATGGCGTGTAACACAAAGTTGGCTTGAAGAACGCATGAGTGAGTTCAACAAAGCTGACAACACAAAACTGAAGAGGGTGAAGTGATCATGAAACTCCTGCACGCATACCGCGAAGCCTTTCGCACAAGCGCCCTGCTCATCGCCATCGTTGCTCTGTACGGCATCGCAGGTGCATTGGACGATGACAACCAAGACAGCGTAGTCAATCGCTGGCTCTTAAATCTTACAAACTCTGAGAAAGACTGAATATGAGCTGGTCATACTCAAGGCTGCTCGACTTCGAGCAATGCCGCTATCGCTACAAGCTGAAGTACAAGGACAAAGTACCCGAGGCCAAGAGCGAAGCTGCTGACAGAGGCACAGCTATTCACCAAATGGCAGAGGACTTCGTTTCTCAGAAGCTCAAGTCCCTACCTGTCGAACTGATGAAGTTCGCAGACGATTTCTCAGCTTTACGTGCTCGATACAAAGAAGGTCATGTGAGCTTGGAAGGGGAATGGGGGTTCGACAAGCACTGGCAACCCCACGAGTACAAGTACGCATGGCTTCGCATGAAGGCCGACGCTGTGGCGTTCAACCCGCAACGCACGCAGGCCATCGTGATTGACTACAAGACCGGTGCCAAGTGGGGCAACGAGATCAAGCACGCTGAACAGACACAGCTCTATGCATTAGCCACAGCAATCCGAGAGCCGCGTGTCACAACCATCATTACTGAATTGTGGTATCTCGACAAAGACGACATGTCGAGCAACACCTATACGCGAGAACAAGCTCTGCGCTTCATTCCTGGATTCGACAAACGAGCCAGGAAGATCGACGACGCAAAGGAGTTTGGACCGAACCCGAACATGTTCACCTGCAAATGGTGCCCATACGGGCCAAACAAGGGCGGTCAGTGCCCTCACGGCGTGACTGAATCCAACATGTCCATTTCTGACTATAGAAAGAAATTCCTATGAACCGAGATCTCCCGTCCATCGTTTTCTACCACAAGAGCTGCAATGACGGCTTCGCAGCAGCAACGACTTTCAATGCCATGCTGAACAAGAACAACACCAGTTACATCCCCGTGCAGTACGGCGAAGTGAACACAACAGACGACCTCAAGAAACTCGTCACAGATATGTCACTGTCAAACGTCTACATCGTGGACTTCAGCTTCCCTACGCCGGTCATGCAGTACATCCGCGACAACGCGGCATCAATATCAATGACCTGGTTAGATCACCACAAAACTGCATTCGAAATGGGCTGGCCCGTAGAAGCACCGGTTCAAGGTTCCATAATCCTGGCGGAACCGAACTTCTACATGTGCCTGGATAACAACCGTAGCGGCGCGCTCATTGCTTGGCATTTCTTACACGGTCTAACGTCACAAGTACCGGATCTCATTAAATTTGTAGACGATTACGACCGCTGGGTTTTTCAGTACGAAGACACACGTGCATACATCCGCGGACTACGGTCGAAACCGATGACCTTCGAGGTGTGGGGAGGAATACTTCGTGACTCCAGCAGCACGAACGAACTCACACAGACCGGTGCAATCCTCTTAGCTGAACACAACAACGATGTGGAAGCAGCTGCAAAGAACGCGCGCCCAATAGCACTGGCTGGCTATCAAGGTCTTGCTGTCAATAGTATTCCCAAATTAACAAGCGACACAGGCCACGTGCTGGCCCACCGTTGCGGCACCTTCGGAATGATCTACCACATCACAGAAATGGGCAAAGCAAAGTGCTCACTACGCAGTGTGAAGGACTTTGATGTGAGTGCCATTGCCAAGCACTTCGGAGGTGGTGGGCACAAAAACGCAGCGGGCTTCGAGTGCAGTGCCTGGGAGCTGTTGAACCTGCTCGGAGTGGCTGCATGACGCGCCAAACATTCGACATTATTTTTGAATGGCTGGTAGCAGCCTTCGCAGCCATAGGCATGTTCGCAACAGTTATGTTTGTTCTGGGTTATCTATGGGGATCAACGCCATCTACCTCGTCAGAAGACACCGCCTTGCCAGCCCACACTATCAAGGGCGGCACAGGAAAGTCCCGGCCTACGCAGAAGACTACGAAGTAGTTATGGCAACACCTGACGTTGTTAAAGCGAATGAGCGTAAACGCGAGCTTGATGTTTCCCCCTCCATGGGGCGTAAAGATACGAACTTCAAGTACAGCATCAAGCGCATGAGACTTACACCATGAAGACTAGTTTCAAAGAAGTCATTCGCAAGATCTTGATCGAGAACCCTGACGGACTTACAGCCAAGAGCATCGCTGAACGCACGAACCTGAGTAGCTACACCGTGCGTCGCTGCATAAACCTGAGCATGCCGGACTGCTACATCGACCGCTGGATACGCGCCCGTCGCGGACAGTATGAAGCTGTGTACTGCAGAGCAGACATTCCTACAAACGCGCCGCATCCAGAAGATCGTTACCCCATTATTGAAACCACCTGGCGCACACGCAGCGCCGCAGCTATGGAGAAAGTCTTATGAAACGCAAAAAACGCTGCCTGCACTGCGGGTTTGTACACTTAATTGTGGCGTACGACAAAGACGAACGCATGGCGGACGGTTTCAAAGCAACATGCCGTGAATGCCCAACGATAGACGACACACTCATCCCGAAGCACTACTTTGCTCCGTCCTTCAGGCATTGTGCAAAACCCGCAGGCCCGCTGGTCGCAAGTCCACGCACCTACGTCAAGCATGAGGTCTACGTGCCACCACAAACAGAGTACCAACGACCAGACCCGAGTAGAGCTATCAAGAGTTACGGTGCGTTGTGTTAAAGACGGAGTACTAAGTCATGAAGATCAAAGTAAGCGAAGCATCCGGCCCAGTGCTGGATTGGATGGTCCGGTATGCACAGAACGGAAGGCCCCCTGTTGACTACGTGCCAAACCGGGACAACTTCAGCACATGTTGGAACAAGGGTGGGCAGCTCCTTGAGCGGGAGGAAATTGGAGTCGAGCCTGTCTACTGCGACGGTGAACCCGATGGGTGGCGTGCAGCAGGGCATGATCTGGAGTACGACGAAAACGGTGAGTATATCGACGGCTCTGACCACATGATGTATGGCCCCACGCCCTTAGTCGCAGCCATGCGCTGCCTAGTTCACTCAAAGTTGGGCGAGGAAGTTGATGTACCGGAGGAACTATGCCAAAAGTGAAAGTATCAGAAGCATCCGGTCCAGTGCTGGATTACTTAGTTGCGAAGTGTGAAGGAATGAAGCCTTACTGAGACGAGAACAAGGAGGATTTCGCATTCGACCCAAGTGTTTACTTGTGCTGGTTGTCAGAGTTCAAGCCCTCCACCGACTGGTCACAAGGCGGGCATTGCGGCGGTTTCTGACGCCCAACGCAAAAATAACCGGCGCCGATAGGCGTCCGGGTTGATTGACGGGTTAGAACTAAGGGGCGAAATATGAGCAAGGACATTACACCACTCACTTTCGGTAAGTACAAAGGCCAAACACCTGAAGCGATAGCCGAGTATGACCCGAGCTACGTTCTCTGGATGTTCGAGAACGTGAAACCGGCACCGTGCAGCAAAGCACTTGCGCGCGACTGCGAGCAAGGCGTGCGGGAGTACGAGGAAGAGAAGGCCGCCGATCTGCACTTCGGATTGGATGGGTGGTGATGAGTTCTAACGCAATATAGGCGGTCGCCTAACTTGGCGATTCCACCCACGAAAACAGCCGTACGCCCGCATAAACGATGACGATGTTGCTACATTAAAAATAAATGGTGAAGTCATGACCCGCGAAGGAATCATCGAACTGGCGAAGCAGTGTGGCTTGTGGTCGGAATATGCGGGGCCGATTGATCGCATTGAAGCCTTCTTCCACGCAGCGCAGGCTTTGGAACGTGAGGCGTGCGCGAAGGTGTGTGAGGAAACGGATGTCCACACATTCACATACTGCGGCATTGCTCATGAGGATGGCGGCATCACGCTCACCAATGCAGCCGCAGCCATCCGCAACAGGAACTAACAATCTTAACAACACCCGCCGTTAGCTCAATGGATAGAGCAACTGAATTCGAGTCAGATGGTTGGGGGTTCGAGCCCTCCACGGCGGGCCAATGAAAGAGCAAACCAACCACAAAGGAAACTGAAATGAACTGCGATATTGACAACTTCACACTCGGACAACTCAAGCAAATTGCGGCACTGGTCAACAGTCAGATTGCACAGCCCCCAGCATCCACTAAGCCGCATCCGTTTGTCGGCAAGTACGTCATTGCCCGATGCTATGCGGCGGGTGTCCACGCAGGTACTGTGATTGATGTAGACGGTGAAAACGTCATCCTTGCTTATTCACGCCGTCTGTGGTCTTGGGAGGCTAAAGACGGCGTAGCGCTGTCTGGCGTAGCACAGACCGGCGTGCAGTCGGGTTGCAAGATCGACGTAGTGAACCCCGAGATTGCGCTAACCGGAGTCTGTGAATTGATCCCATGCAGTGAAGCCGCTAAGGAGTCTATTGATGGCTTCAAAAAATAAGACGTTTACAGACGGCTCTGGCTCTGGCTATGGCGATGGCGATGGCGATGGATCTGGCTCTGGCGATGGCTATGGCTATGGCGATGGATCTGGCGATGGATCTGGCTATGGCGATGGCTCTGGCTATGGCTCTGGCTCTGGCTATGGCTATGGCTATGGCGATGGCTATGGCTCTGGCGATGGATCTGGCTATGGCGATGGCGATGGCGAAGATTAGGAGGTGAAGTATGACTAAGCTAACAGGCAGTGATGACCTGCGCGAATGGCTCACAAGCCAAGGATTCCGAACGTGGCAAGACGGACTAGCGCACTCGGGCAATGCGTGCAACTGGTATGCGACTCGCAAGACGCACCTACAAGCCCGCGAATGTGAGGGCAACAAGGGCAAGCTAGTACAGATACTGGTCAAGCCTTTTAGCTTCGCTTTTCGTAGCGGTGATACGGCGTCAAGCGTTGAAGTTGATGTGACCGGCGAAGCTAACGGTATTTGGTACAAGCTACAAGCGTACAGCCTGAGCCACGATGACCTGCGAGGTCGGCTTGACGAGATTGAATCGAGTTTGATTGCAGCTTGGAATGCTGCGGGAGAACAGACATGAGCCTGCTTAACGACGACGAATTGTTTGCAGCACTTGATGCAGACATTCAATCCATTGCTGACGCAAAGGCAGATGCGGAATCGTGCGAGGTAATTGTTTCTATGGCTAATGCCATTGAGCAAGCCGTGATAGCCAAACTTGCAGCGGTGAGCGTGGAGGCGACGGCATGGGCACACCGGGAAACTGGTTTAGTCGTGTTGGCGAAAGAGATTGCCAAGACAAGCCGAAATGAAGAACGCATCAAGTCTGGTGAGTTTGATCCACTCTACCAAGCCGAAGCAATCGCAGCAGCGCGGGTGCAGGCGATTGAGGAGGCGGCGAAGATTTGCGAGTGCCAATGGTCTACGCTGGAAGAACGTGACGCCGGAATAGAGTTCGCTGAGGCAATCCGCGCATTGATTGGTGGTGAGAAATGAACCCAGGCGGCAAAGCTAACTTCACCAAGTGGAATTAACGTATGTCTATTAATGCAATATCAATACGAGGTGGAAAATGGAATATGAACTAACAACCGACAATTCGGCATCAAGCTACGGAGTGCCAGTTCTGGTTATTGATGGGGTTGCGTATGGCGCGATGGATAGATTGCCAAATGGAGAGATCGCATTTTATTTCATCAGAGAACAAGAGCATGAATTAAAAGAGAAATTCTTGCGATCCGCGCCAGATCTCTTTTTTAATCTTTAGCAAACACAGCGCCTGAGCCAGCCGCAATCAGAGCCGCTGCGGCAGCTTTTGCTGCGGCTGGCGATGCATTCTCTAGAAACTTGGATAATGCAGCTCTCTTCGCAGTCATCAGGCCAACGCCACGGCTAAACTCCGGGTCGTTCTTTGACAACATATCGACAATATCGCCGTCAGTCATATTGAATGATTGACCATCGAACTTTAGTGATTTTACCTCTGGCGCTCTCTTGGTAGACAGCTTGGCTTCAGCCCTCCAAATATCAGGAGTTGACTGCACACCAAGTAAGCCGCCACTATTCATCTCTACAACTGGCTTACCGGCTCTAACTTGCGCTGATAGGGCATTACCTAACTTTCGCAATTGATTGATGTCACTAAGCCCAATATCAGGGCCAACCACTTTATCGTTATCTGCAACCCACTTATTAGCGGCTTGGTATAGTTCTTTACCACCTCCGTTTTGCTTTCCTTGCGAACCTGCATCTATGGACCTGATAACGGGGTTACTAGATTCGTAATTCATTACGCTTAACTTCCCGTTTTTGCCGGAAAAAATAAGGTCATTGCCAACAACATCGCGTTGTATTTTTGCAAGGTCGGCATCAGAATACAGCATAAGCGGCGATCCTCTTGCGGCATCCGCAAAAGACTCGTAAGACTTTGCTGCCTTATCCTTTAATGCATTTTCCCACCATGGCGCATCAGCGTGACTGCTGCTTCTATTGATAATGTTATCTACCCATGACGGCTGTGCATATTGTGTCGGCTGGTCTATTGCTCTTTGAGCTTCGATTAAATTGAGATATTCGCGCTTATTCAGTGAAAGTCGGTTTGATTCCTGCGTGAGTTTCTGAGCGATTTCTAATGCTTCAGGTTGTGGCAGGCTATTGCGCACACTTTCACTCAGGTTATACATCGAATAACTGTTTGACGGACTGAACGACACCCCAGCAAAATCACCGCCAATTGTCGGAGCGTTTGCATTAGAACTTGCCGACAAAGTTATAGGGCCTCTACTTGTTTCGATTCTCCCCGTTAAGTTGCCTCGTGCTGCTTCTATTTGCGGGCCTAAGTTGGACCTTGACCCATACGCCATGTCTTGCAGGAACTGCGCTGGTAGTCCGCCACGCTCCATTATGGCGGGTACTGCTTTATCTACATACGGTGCCACAGCCTTACCAACAGATGCAGCCGCAGTATTGGCAAGTTGCGCAGCTTTAGGGATAAACGGAGCAACCGCCATAGCAGCGTTTACAGCCTCTTCCCTTGGCCTGAGTGTCATACCAGAGCCGGTTGTCAGCGGCTCCCCGTAACTAAGCCTATCTAGCGTTTTGGCGACATCAGGCACACCAAGCAGACTGGCAACAATTGCCCCAGGCGGGTTATCATATCCAAACGGCCTTGCGGCAAAATCACTCACGCCTTGTGCAGCGTCAGCAAGCAGCCCAAGGAACCTGTTTCTTGGTGTTGGTGCGATTGTGTCTAGTAGCCCCATCATCAACCCTTCTCTATTTTCCTCTAATCCAAGACCACCACATCAACCACACCGAGAGCGGTGTCACTTAGTAAAAGCCCCGGTCTTGTTGAACAGGCTCACCAGCGTGCCAATGATGGCGGTCAACTGCGGCAGGTATTGCTGCAATTCTGCATTGACTGCCGTAATGATGTTCAATACAGCATCCAGCTTTGCTTGGCCTTGCCCCTGTTGTGGAATGGCCGCTTCAATGGCCTTGATGGCTTGGATTACGAGTGGGATTGCTTGGATGATTGCGAGAGCATTCATGGTGTACCTCAGTAGTTGCAATTGATCCCGAGAGTGATCGGCGGGATTTCCCGATTTATCAAGTCGTCTAGGACCAGATCTGATTCAGCCTTCGCCTCGGCTGGCAATAGTGTTGGCGGCAGGTTCAGACCCGCCTTTGGTCGGCACGCCAGCCGCAGGGTTACTGACGGTGTGCAGGACGTTAGTAACAAGCAGCACAAGAGCAGCGATACCACCGGCAATCTGTGTGAGTTGTGCATCATCAGCCCCGAAGTCATAGCCAAACGCCTTAGCGACGTGAAAACCACCAACAAGCACGGCAGATAGCGCACCCGTAGCCGTTGCGGTATTCGCCCAGGTAGCAGAGTTAGTCAGTGCTTTGCCTTGACGGAAAGCAGAAGTTAAATCGTTGATTAGCATGGGTTACTCACTATGATTTCGATTGGTTCCTTGCGGCTCCACGCTGCAAGAATCTTGGGGTACAGCGTGTTAAACGCATCGCGGCTGTTGTAGATGGCATCAACACCAGTAGCACGGCCAACAAGAATGCAGCCCTCAGTGTCCGCATCTGTGTTGCCTGGATGAATGCGAATGCCCTCGAAGTTGGGCACGTTCAGCAGTAGAGGCAGGTCGCGCTTGAACCGGTTGGAGAACGTAATCTGCACCGTATAGATGCCTTCTGGTATTGCTGTCTGCCCAGGCACTTTCTCGCCTTGACGTACAACGTCTTCCAAGGTGTAGCACTCAAACCGGCCATCAAGGTACAT